AAATTCTTATTTTTGAAACAGAAGAATTATTTAATTCATTAGACGAAATGAAAAATGAATTAAAAATTCCACGTTCAACTTTAGAGTGGCATGTTTATAAGCGAATACCTTGGAATGGATTAAACTTTATTCTTATTAAGGATAATTCTTTATGTTGTATCAAATGTGGCGTAGCGTTGACAGATGAAAATTGGTATATTTTTTCTAAAAAGGATAATTGGCGTATTTGTAAAAAATGCCAAAATCAACAAGTAATAAAAAACAACAAAAAGTTAAAAGAAAAATATCCATTTAGATACAAAGCCTATGGCCTTAGACATATTTATAAAGGAAATGTTGATTCAGAAGAATTGAAAGAACAGTGGAAATCACAAAAAGGATGTTGTAATATTTGCAACAGTAAATTAAATAAAAAATCTTTTCATATTGACCACATTATGCCTGTATCTAAAGGAGGCATAACTGAAATTGATAATCTTCAATTCCTTTGTGAAATGTGTAATCGCGGTAAATTTAGTTGGTCTGATGATGAATATATTGCTCATTGTAAAACGGTAGTGGAGAATAATTATGGCTAATCTCAGATTAACATACAGTGACATCTACACAAGAATTTCAAATTTCCTTGGCCTGACTGCCGCTGGAACCGCACCAACAGGGACTAACTTAACTACTTGTAAAGATTTATGCCAGCGTGGTTTGCGTCAGTTTTTATACCCAATTGACGCCCGTACAGGAGATTATTGGGAGTGGAGTTTTCTTCGTCCGTTTTTCACCCTAACACTATTAGACGGTGCATGGCAATACCAACTGCCCGAAGACTTTTCCTCTATAATCACAGACCCGACGTACAGCGAAAGTGACAGCTTTAAGCAAATGGCCAAAACCACGCCCGATAATATCACAAATCTAATGGCCACAGGTGCGGTTGATTACGCTCCTTATTATTACAGCATAGTGACATCAACATACGATCCTGAGGTGGGTGAAGTCGATGAAATATGGTTCTATCCCAAACCAGATAGCTCATATAGAGTACAGTTTTACTATAAGTCAGACCCAACTAAAGCGACTGAGGCAAATGAGTTTCTGCCTGGTGGAGTGAAGTCAACTGAGGCGATTCTTGAAAATTGTTTAGCAGTAGCCGAGTCGCAAGAGGATGAGGTATTAGGCATACATACGCAATTGGCGCAAAAGTTGACACAAGATTTGATAATTATTGATTCCAAAAAAGATTCTGATAATGCGATTATCGGAAATCTTTATGTCAGCCAAAATGCAGGAAAAGTGGTGCGAAGTGATCGTTCCACGTTTAATGTTTACGGTACGGATTTAACATAGTTTGAAAGGGCAAAAAAATGAGTAATGAAGTTTTTCAAGCAAGGGATGATTGGGGACAAACGCAAAGAGTAAAACAGTTTACTACTGCTGATGGGTCTATAACCTATACGGCCAAGACAGGACGTGCGGCAGATGGTTTTGTTATTGATAGAGTAATTCGGGTTACAACTGTATCTACGTATAGTCTGACAATTACTGTTCCTGATGGCGTTTATTACGGACAACGGTTTGATGTGTTGTTTGAAGTTGAAGGCGGAACAGAAACAATAACCACAACAACCACCACCGGAGATGACGGAACATCATTAACCGCTGCGGGCGGCTATAATCGTTTTGAGTGGTTTGGCGCCACAATTGGTTGGGTATTAACTGATAGCTCGGCTACGTAAGATTGGAGGTAAAAACAATGCAAGGGGTAAATAAGGTTACGTTTGCGTCGCCGTGGAACAATGTAGGCAGCATTACGGCTGAAAACGCCGCATTAGCCGTTACAGGTAGAGACTGGACTACGGTTGACGCTATTGTCACTGCGAATAAAGTACAGATTGAATTGGTTCAGCCTATTCCATACGCCTTACTATTCAGGTTCAGGTCTGATGGGGCTGAGGACATAGATTCAGTTTTACAATTGTATGCGGCAAGAGGTGAGGATGATTTTCATCGTATTGCTCAATTAACAATTACACAAGGAACACAAATAGACACTGGTAGTATTTACTTCAACGACACTATCACTCCCGCAAATGAGGATGCTTTATTTGACGGTGAAGAAAGTGATTTGGTTGATATGATAGCTCATTATTATGTCAGGACTTTGGGATTTGATAAGTTTGTGTTTGTCTGTTCGGATTTAGATACTACAACTGTGTATGTAGATATGACTCGACTGTATGAATAAAGGAGAAAGCGATGCGTGAGTTGACTCCGCCGATAAAAGGTGTGTCGAAAGGTCTGCCGATTGATAAAGAAATACCCACTACATCGGGATATATGAATAATGTCCGCCCAGTTGATGTTCTTGAGAAGCAATTAAGATTGGGACAAAGACCTGGATTGGACAAGTGGTCTACCGTTCAAATAGGTGTGGCTGAACAACCGGTAGTGGCTATGTGTGCGGTAGCCGCTGTACTGTAGTGTTATGAAACCAAAAGACAATATAGAGGTAGTGTTAAATACAATTAAGTGTCTTTCTAAATAGTTATGATACTCAGGTGGGTGCTTCCGAGAATTTAATAGTTTTGTTTGTAGTTGTGGCTGCAATAAGCTAATGGCAATACTTATTAAACAATTAGGAACACTGTAGGATGAATATGAGGATGAACTTTATTATCCAACCAATTGTTATCCGCTAAGATATTAACGGCAATAGAAGCAAAGTCAGACGAAACTGGCACTTTTTGGTTTGAGGATTTATAGTGGCAACATTTGAAACCTATGATGGTGGTGCTACAGTCAATAGTTGGTCTATTCCAGCAGTTAATGGCATTTATACTGGAGATATTTCGTTTCAAACATTTACTCCTGAAACAACACATTCAATAAGCTCTGTGGAGCTTTATATTAGGAAGATTGCTGACTCTCCAACAGTAAATTTTGTATCAGTTCAGATTCAACCTACTGATGGGAGTGGACAACCGTTGGGATATGGAGGTCCGACCGCTCTTATAAACAATCTTTTTGCCTCATCAGACATAGAACAAACAGCGTATGATTGGAAGTGGGTTGAGTTTGATTTTGGTGGCAGTGTTGTGCTTACTACTGGCGTTACTTATGCCATTGAATTTTATTATCAAGCCAATCTTGGCACAAGCCCAATCCAATGGGCAAAGAAGGCTCCTGATACTAACTACCCAACGGGACAAATATGGCATTGGAAATGGAATGGAGTTCCTTATCCAGGAGAGTGGTTAGATGGAACTGGGGAGGGAGACCACTATTTCAAAGAAAACGGGTCTGGTGTCCCAACCAAAGCCAAGAACCCCACGCCTTCGGATGCTAATAGTGCTGTTACTCTTGACCAAGATACTATTGTGTGGGAAGATGGAGGCGGCGCTGATACTTATAACGTGTACTATGGTACTACATCAGGTGATTTAACTTTAGTCTCGTTCACTCAAGCTGGGCTATTTTATACCGTATGGGGCGCAACAAGCGGTTCGCCTTATGATTATTTAGCTGTTAGGTATTGGCGTATTGATTCGACCAATGCCGCTGGCACAACAACAGGAGACGAGTGGTCGTTCACCACTATAACATTTGCTCCGCCAGGCCCTAATCCGCCCGATCCTCTTGATCCTGATCCGGACCCGCCGGTATTTATACCAAATTTCATAAGAACGAATAAAAGAGTGGTAGCAGCAGCAGGACATCAAATATGGTTTGAACATGTATAGGAGTTTATAATGGCTGGAACTTTTGGTGATTATGCAGAAAAAGCAATACTGGACCACATTACCGGCAAAACATCTTTCACAATGCCTACGGTTTATGTTGGTCTTAAGACCGCTGACCCTACGGATGATAACAGTGGTGGAACGGAACCGACTGCTGCCACTGGCGGTTATGCAAGAATAGTGACAAGCGGGGCCAGTTGGGACGCAGCCACATTAGGTGCGGGTGTTACAGCAAACGCGACCGCATTATCGTTTTCAATATCTACTGCTGCATGGAGCACTGGAGCGACAGAGTTGACACACTTCATTCTTATGGATGCGGCTACTGCCGGTAATATGTTGGCCCATGCTGACCTGACTGTGGCAAGAGCAGTGAACGCAGCAGACATTATCCTTAGATTTTCAATTGGCGATTTGGACCTTTCTCTGGCATAACATGGCTAATAACTTTTCAGGTGATAGTAATTGCAAGGCTCTGTGGAACTTCGAGAATGGGGCATTAACTACAGACTCTAAGGGGGGGAATACTCTATCTGTTGGTAGTAGCACCCCAACTGTTGATACTGTAAATTTCAAACAAGGCGCCGCAAGCTGTGATTTTGAATCCTCTAATAATGAGTGGTGGACTGCAACAGATTCCAATCTGGATGCGGGTTTTCCACTAAAAAACGGAGATGCAGTTGGTACTATATCAGTATGTTGTTGGTTCAAACTTGAGAGTACTGGTAATTATCAAACAATATATGAAAAAGGGGAAAATGGCAAGTATTCCTTTATGATGGGAATAAATAATGCTAATAAAGTTCGTATCTTTATTGGAAAGAGTTCTGGGACAGATATAGATGTACTGACTTACGGTACGGCGGTAGCTTCTGGTATTTGGTATCATGTTGGAGCTACTTTTGATAATTCTGATAAGACATATAGAATTAGAGTTTGGGATGATAATGCTGGAGCTATTCTTGGGTCTGAATTAACTGGCACTAACGCTAATAACGTAAATATTGAAGATGGCCCATTAAGAATTGGGGATAATTCATGGGGCAATTCCAACCTTGATGGTCTTATAGACGAGCTTGTAGTTTTTGATGATGTTCTCTTATTTGGTGAGATAGACGAGATAAGAGCAGGAACTTATGTTTCTGCTAACATCTTAAGTCTTGCTGGATTAGTAGAAGGGACTTCTGGGATAACAGGAGCAATAGGGGCCAACCCAGTTAGTGTCCTTGGTTTGGCAGGATTAAGTGAGGGAACTTCTGGAGTAACCGGAGCCATTGGCGCTAATCCAGTATCTGTACTGGAATTAGCCGGAACATCCGCTGGAACTTCAGCGATTACTGGAGCGATAGAAGCAAATCCAGTGTCCGTGTTAGGTCTTACCGGTATAGCGGCTGGAACCTCAAGTATTACAGGCGCCATTGGGACAAATCCGGTATCTGTGTTAGGTTTAGCTGGAATATCTGCCGGTGTGTCCTTGATAACTGGTGCATTGACAAAAATATCTACAACATGGCAACCGCCTTCTTTAACCCAATGGCTGACTGGCTATGGCTATTATAGACTTTTAGTTATAGACGGAGATTGGGGAGACCCTCCTCCTGATGGAACAGTGGATGTGGATTATGAAATTGTTTCTTTATTACCAAGTGCATTATTGACTATAAAAAAATTAACCTGTGCCGCAAACAGCAAATTTTGGTTTGAGGATATATAAAGATGTCCGTTGACATAACAAACCAACACTCTTATGCAAGATTGTGTGCGGCTGGTAATGACACGTTTTATTTAGAGGATATAGATGTGAGTGCCGGAACACTAATAGAACTACCAACAGCCACTAATGACATAGACACCAGTGATCAATTAACCGTGACTGCCATTTTCCAAAAGGTGTTTGTCGCTAATGGCAGCAATCTAAAGGTAGCTGACTTTATAAATACAAGACTTGGTCATACCGCTTTAACCACCGCCCACGCTCATGGTGATATTCTTACTCAAGCTACATCTGATGCTTCTATGATTGTTGACTATACCAATACGGCCAAGACTTATACCTATGGATACACAACTACAGGAACGTGGGACTTTACCAATGCGGCTACCGGAAGCGGAGATGGAACCGCTTTTACTCCAACATCTACAGCAATTCGCCTGACTCATACTGCATTGGCTACGGTTCATGCTGAAGGAGACACATTAACACAAGCCACATCAAGTGCTGAAATGGTCGTAGAGGCTACCGATGCTGCTAAAACCCACACATGGGGCAGAGTAACGACAGGAATATTCAATACTACAAATTCGGTAACAGGCGATGGTGCTGGTACAGCTTTTACCCCAACGGCCACAAACATAAGGCCTCCAGTCTGGTACGATTGGACTGTTTATCCAGGTGGAGCAAGCGGGGCTATGCCGGAGTATGCTTATCTTGTCTGTGGTTACAGGGGTAGACTTTGCCTAAGTGGTAATCCACTTTATCCGAATCAATGGTTTATGAGTAAAGTTGCTAATCCCTGGGACTGGTTGTATGGAGCCGACGACCCGATGAGTGCCGTTGCTGGTAACAATGCCGATGCCGGGCAATGCCCAGATATTGTAAGGAGTCTAATCTCCTTCCACGATGACTATTTGATATTTGGTTGTGCCCATACTATTTGGATATTAAGAGGAGACCCAGTAGCCGGTGGGTCTTTGGACAATCTAAGCGATACTACAGGTATATTTGGCTCTGATAGTTGGTGTTTCGATGATGCTCGTAATCTCTACTTTTGGGGGTCAGGCGGAATATATAAGATTGAATCAGTGACCTCGGATGGAGGGGTTATAAATTTGACGGAAATGGTGTTGCCGAATATTATAAACGACGAAGCGGCAGATCCATCGACACATAGAATTACAATGGGGTATGATAAGAAAAGACACGGCATTGTGGTTGCAATAACCGTGCTGGCCTCTGGTGTTAATTCAAATTACTTTTACAGTTTTAAGACACAAGGGTTTTATTCTGAGTCTTACCCGGAGGAGTGCGGAGCCTATTCGTTGTTGTATTATAATGCCAACGACCCAGCTTATGCTGATTTGCTTGTCGGGTCTAAAGATGGTTATATAAGGAAATATTTAGACACTGCTAAAGATGATGACGTAGGTGGGGCGGATGAAGCAATATCTTCTTATGCTGCCTATCCTATTACGCCTTTAAGCGAGACAGACGAAGAGGGCAGATTATCTGAATTAGTGTTTGATTTAGCCGGTGGTGCCGCTGGCGGTGATTTCTCCGACACAGATGGGGTGTCATACGAACTACATAATGGCGACGATGCCGAAACTGTGTTGGAGGATATTAAAGACGGTGCTGCTGCATGGAGTTCCGGTACATTGTCCGGCACGGGAAGAAAGAATAAATTAAGGCCAAGAATGAGAGGAGCCTATATGGGACTAAAATTGTACAACTCTACGGCTTCTCAGACTTGGGCTATTAACCGCGTATTGTACGACACAAAGAAAGCTGGAAAGGTGAAATAATGGAAGTTGCAAATTATTCAAATTATTCAGGTTTATTAGCTGACATGCAAAAGAGAGAGACGGATGCTTACGCGGCCAATAAAGCAATAGAAATGGAAATTCGTGGTATTTATGACAACCTTATTGCTCGATCTTCGGAAGGCGGTGCCGCTAAAACAGCAGGAATGGCGGAAATAGAATTAGGAAAGACAAGGGCCATTGGTGCTGGTACTCAACAAATGATCTCCTCTGGGTTGTTCGGCACTACTACCGCTGCCTCGATTCCGGTACAAGCGGAGAATCAGGCGAGTTTATCAAGATTGAAACTTGAGGACATGTTAGAACAAAGAACACAGGAATTGAAACTTGGAAAGGCCGGATTTGCTGAAAGAATAGATAATCCTTACCCAGATTATAATATGCTATTACAGGCGATGATGGCCCAAGGCTCTCAAAATTCTCAAAATTCTCAACAGCAACCAACGGGAACTTGGGGCGCAGCACCTCGTCCTACGGATTCATTTGATTATTGGTCTTCAATGGCTGGAATTCCAGGGTCAACGGCTAAAGAACAAGCAAGGTATCATTAAATAATATGGCATTAGTAAGTAATCCCAAAGATGGCGACGATGTATCTGTACGTCAGGCAATAGCAAGACTCAGTTCGACTAAACTCGGCCCAACGTCTACGCCTACGTTTGCCAGTATCACTACAGATATATTAACTACGGCCACATTGACAATCAGTGGGCTGACGGCATCGAGATTGATTGCCACAAACGCCAGTAAAGCCCTTACCTCTGTTGATGATTTAACGTCATGGGTGGCTGGAACGGCGGATGAAATAGTTGTAACAGACGATACTGATGGCACAATTACCTTATCTTTGGGTGGAAGTGTTGGCGATATATCTGACTTGACCCCTACCGATGGATATTTCATTGTCGGTGATGGAACTAATT